GCCCCTTTCGGGGTCCTCTATCTTCCTGCCACTACTGGCGTGGTCGAAAGACCATACTACTTTGGTAGGTTAGGTCGTGTACCTTTAAGTCTATTCAGGAGTGCAGCTATGGCTATTACTTCTCAAGATATCATGTCATTTGACATGTGGCTTTCTCAATTCGACATGTCTGTCGAACAGTTAGCCTTAACTCGTCCTATCTTTAGGACGCGTTTTCTTGATGAGTATAACCTGTATCTGCATGACTGTCTAGATGATATTAAAGGTGCTCCTCTTGACGGTAGCATTCCTGGGATGGCATCCCATTGACCCTGCTACCCTAACTTTAACTCGGTGTAACATGACTGATTATTCAACATCACATTACCATGCTGTTACGCGTGGTCCCTCTAGCACCTCCGCCTCCATTGGAGACTTTGATGCTAACGGTGAAGGGAAGTTTTCTTCTTCTTCACCTCGGGTTCTCTTGCTCGTATATTACGATCAGAGAAGTGGTGTTGATAATCCTAGGTGGCGGGATATCATTAGGAATCATGGAGATGCTACTACCGGTTTTTCCGGTGGTGCAAATTCTGATCCTTTTGATGATTGGGTCTCTTCGACCCTTGATATTACCGATCAGCGCAAAGCTGATAAGCATATCAGACACCGCTCCTTCCTCTTTGATGGTAGGTTCTTTACGAACTTCCCACCTGGAGTTGTCGTTGTTACTGATGATGTTAAAGCCGATGTAAGAAACCGCTGCATCCGTCGCTTTCTTGACGCTGTTGATTCTGCCCAATCCTCTTTTGAGGCTGGCCAGGACCTTGGCGAATATAAAGAGACCTTGCGTTCCATCCAGAAGCCACTTCACCCTTTACGTTCTAAGATACTCTCCTACTTTGATTCGCTAAAGAAAGCGAAGCATAAGTATAGGGGTAGTATACCTAGTCTAAAGAAGGTGTTGGCTGATACGTACCTTGAGTTCCACTTCGGCTGGCAACCTCTTGTAGACGATGTTGCTAAGGCTATTGCTGATTGCGGACGTTTCCGCTTTCCGCATGTGCCTGTGCATGCATCGGCTAAAAGTCGTTGGAAGATAACTGGTGCTACCGAGCACGCAAGTTATGACTTCTGGCCTGTGGGCGTCTCGCGATGGTATCGTGATACATCCACGTATTCATTGCGTTATAAAGGTGCGGTCCGGGTTAAGGGATTAATGCCTAGTGGTCAGTTGACATGGGCCCAGAGTCTTCAATTGACTCCGGACAAATGGCTCCCAACTGCTTGGGATCTTCTCCCTTACTCCTGGATGGCTGATTATTTCGTCAATATTGGCGAGATAATCAGAGGATTCTCTTCGTTATCTTCTGATCTTACATATGGTGTTGTGACTGAGCGTACTTCTACCGAGCGACATTTTTCTGATGTCGATATCGATGAAGTTGCTTATGATCCCAATGGCCCTATTGCTAAGATCAGTGTATCGAAGTCATCCTTTGGCGGAGCTGGTGATCTTACTTCCCATCTGATAAATAGATCTCGCCTTGATAGCTTAGCATTGATACCGTCTTTACGGTTTTCCGTACCGACTAGTAAATATGCTTTTGCTAACATGGGTTCGGTCCTTCTTCAGAGGGCAGAAAAGCTCATCCCTTTCTTTTAACGTAGACAACTGGAGGACATATGTCCTTTACTCTTACCTCACCCGTTACAGGTGGGGCCCAAACGGGTCTTACGTCTCCGACGTATACCCTTGCTACGGATACTGCTCCTACCAATACTGGTAAGCAGTATGCTGTCTCCGCCCTTGGCGGTACACAGTCTGGTGTGGATACTTCTTCCACTCCCAGCCGTCCTTTCACCATCACACTTAGTCGGCCTCCGGTTCTCCGGTCGCTGCCGAGTGTGAATTCGGTGACTGGCCTCCTTCCGAGCGTCCCTAGGAACGTGTACAAGATCATCGCTCGCAAAGGCGTTACCCCTCTTACCGGTCAGGCTTCTCAGGTAGCTCTTGCTACTGTTGAGATTTCTGTTCCGGCTGGGGCCGACTCTGCTGACGCTGCTAATGTACGCGCTATGCTGTCCCTCCTGATTGGCTCACTGAATCAAATCAGTCAGTCGATCGGTGATACAGCCGTTACCGGAGTTATCTAATGATACCCTGGTTTCGGTCGCACGCAAGTGCGATACTAGGAACGGTGCTGGCTGCGTCTAATCTTCACTTGCTACCTTCTGTAGCTGGTAAGATAGCCGCTGCTATCGCCGCTGCTTGCGGTTACTAGTCTAGTAATAGCCTAGTTCCGCATTCTACGCTCTCGGAGGATGCATTATGGGCCTTAGTCCTGATGTTCTTTATCGAGCCATTTATGATGATGTTAGTCCGCTTTGTAGTATGGTTGATGATTTTCAACACGTACCGCATCCGGATTGTACCTATAAACAGTATGCATCTTCGTACCTACTTCATTCGGTTATCCGTAAATGGATACCTAGTGATACTAAGTCTGCTGATGCTGCTGCATTAGGCGCCTTTACGCAAGCTAATAACTCGTGTAAAGATTGGTTCTTTGAACCTAAGTGGGAGATCGATTCTTTAGTACTCGGAGAAATCCGGCGTATTTTAGATGACTTCTTCCACCCTGATTCAAAGCCCTTGATCTCATCCTATTTTGACCTTTTAAAGTCAGGTAGGCCAGGTCCAGGTGTTAACGTTGGATCACTTGGTACTTCGTATTATACTAAGTACCTTGCTTCACCGTTGACAACCACATCTTCATACCTATACGAGGAGTATAGGAACTACTCTGAATGGATACCGTTCCTATCCGAAGCGGAATGCCTCCGCTACGAAAAGTTCGGTCCTCCATCGGTGGTTAGTGGTAGTAGGGCTAGCTTCGTACCTAAGACTATGAAGTCGAGTCGTATGATATGCATCGAACCCTCGCTGAATATGTTTTATCAGCTTGGGCTCGCTGCCCACTTAGAACGCAGGTTAGGTGAGTACTTTGGTATCCACCTAGCTAAGCAACCTAATGTGAATCATACGTTGGCAAGGGAGGGATCTATTAGTGGTAAGTATTCCACTATTGACCTCTCCTCTGCTTCTGATTCTATCTCACTCCGTCTTTGTGAACTCATATTCCCTAAGTGGTTCTTCGAACTACTTTTGGTTTTGCGTTCTAGGACATGTGAGATCGGATCTCAGCAGGTGCCATTGTTTATGGTTTCTACAATGGGGAATGGTTTTACGTTCCCTTTGCAGACCATAATATTCTCGGCTATTGTCAAGGCTGTTACCAATATCTTTGGTGACACTACTTGGGGTTGGTCGTGCTTTGGTGATGATATTATCTGTCGTAAAGAAATTTACAATAGACTTATCTCATACCTGGCACTCTTCAACTTTAAAGTAAACCCTGACAAGACCTTCTCTGAAGGTCCGTTCCGTGAATCATGTGGTTCCGATTGGTTTAATGGCCAGCCGGTACGTCCCGTTTTCTGTCGAAAACTGGACACTCCATATGATATCATGGTCACCTTGAACCAGTTAAACGAATGGTCTGCGTATACCGGGATTCCCTTACGGAATTCTGTAAAAGTCCTATTTAGATCACTTGCTCCGAAGTTCCGTAACTTCGTACCATTTGATTCTTCGTATGACTCTGGTATTCGCGTTCCACTCGCTCTCCTTAACAAAGTATCTTATGATCGTAATCTTTCCTTTGTCTTCAAGACTTGGGAGAGACGTCCGAGTAAGATATCCGTTCTCGAGGGGGGTATCCGTGCCCCCGATGGGTTCAGTAAGTCGCTTTGGTATAACCCTCCCGGGTTATACTGTAGCTTCTTATTTGGTGAGCTTAGGTCTCTAAACATCATGGTCAGGCATGACCGTAAGATGTTTAGAATGAGGCTAAGATGTAGTCCTTATTGGGACTACATCCCTACTGGTAGCCGTATTAACGGAATGCGACTATCATGGCAGCAGTGGGAAACTGCTGTGGCTATTAATTTAGCCAAG